CTCTATTATAGGCTGGGTAGCGGGGTTTTTTATGAAAGATTCCTACGATATGAAAAAATTACGAAAAAAGAAGAAGAGGATAAACAGCCGCAGCAAGGGTAATTCTTATGAACGAGAGGTTTGCAAACTTTTAAACGAAAGATTTGAGACAAATGAATTCTCAAGAACCCCTGGGTCTGGCGCATTCGCCACCACCCATAATCTACCAGAACATTTAAAAATATATGGTGATGTTATAACACCTATTAAATTTAAATATTGTATAGAATGTAAAAAAGGATATAATAAAGAGGATATATTAAGTCTAATTAATTATAGTTCAGATCTCTGGAAATTTCTTGAACAAACTGAGAAAGAAGCAAAAAAAGCTAAGAAGGAACCCTTACTGGTGTTTAGACAGGACAGAAAAAAAGCTATAGCAATAGCAAGAAAGGGATGTTTTCCAGTTACAAAACCAGTACTGAGGTTAGAAGATTATATAGTATATTTATTTGATGATATACTAAAACTTAAAAATGAGTACTGGTTTTTGGAAGACCTTTCAGAATAGTCTCCAATAAACTTTGCTGATTTTTTAGAAGTTCAATAACATTATGGCTGAGTTCTGGGACAGATTCTTGACGAGGATTTTTACGCAATTCACCAGCAAAAGCTCTGTTTACAGAGCAAGTATACCTAGTTTTAGGAGGATGTCTTCCTTCTCTCTCAGCTCTTAATACAAGTTCACTATCGCCTCTACTCAATTTATGTGTTAACCCTGGATCTCCTGTTTTATTGGGAGGTTTAGAGTAGTCCCATTCTCCACTTAAGAATCCTCCTACTGCTACCTCAAAAGCTTCATCATGCCTAAAAATCAAAGCATCTCGTTCTCTCAAGCTATCCACTTCTACCAGCTCGCCTTTGTCAAGCACACCACCAACAGTATACATTGTAGCCGCCAAGTTTAGAGAGGCTGGTCCTCTAGGGTTGCCAGCACCCCGCTCCCTTTCTATATCCTTTTCTCTCTTTTTTTCAATAAGAAATCTTGTAGCAAGATGCTTCAAAATTTCAGCGTCATCTGGGTCACGGGGGTCTAAGCCTTTTCTGTCGAACGCTTTGGCTAATTCATCTTCTGTTACATCATCATAATCTAAATTAGTTCGGGCATGGTTTACATACATTTTAGCGAAGGACTCAAGGGATGACCCTCTACTAGTGTCACCAGTTTCTGGATCAATAACATTGGATGTAGGATTTAGAGCCATTACAGCATCTCTATATCCTTGTAACCCTTCTTCATACTTCTGAATTGATTCCCAGCCAGAATCATCTATGCCAAGAGATTCTCTTATGTGTTCTCTGAATGCAGGATACCTAGGGTCAGCTTCGTCTAGAGCGCCTGATAAAAATTCAGATACTCTTGTATCATATAACTCTCCCATCTTAGCGGTACGAAAATTTAAAGGACTCTTCAAACCCACAGCATTCACACACACAGGATCGTCATCGTTTGAAAATATACCCTCATCTCCCCTGTGAAATTCCATTTGGTCTGGATCTTGAGCAAATGCCTCAGCAGCGGGCATTTGTCTGACCATGTTATTTTGACTTATTTCCTTTGAAGAAAACCCAGATCTAAGCAGTCCATCAACAGCATGGGAACACTCCCCGTTCTCATCCACCTGAGATATCTCCAAGTTATCAGACTTCAAGCCGATCCCTTTCTGTCCTCCAACCTGTACATTAGCCATAGGTCTCCTTACTTCTATAGACTGTGAGGCTACTTGTGCTATGCCCTGAATAACTGTTCTCAGATCTCCCGCCAGCTCGGTGAAAGCATCAATGTAAGGCTTAGCTTCCATAGTTACCGCTCTTTCTCCCTGGGCATGCTCAAAGGCCCAAGAGTGAGCCACCATAGCTCTGCTTGAGTTTCTAGCAGTTAGAGCATATAATCTAGTTGCTTCTCTACAATAGGCCTCTGCTCTAGCTCTGGATAACCCCAACTCTTTTCCCTTCTGACAGAAATAAGCCGCCTGAAGTGCTGGTCTTATATGTTCCAGCCCCAGTCCTCGCATGGCACTATCACCATGCCTACTGCTCAATTCTAAGGTGTCTACCCTATCAAGATCAACACCCATTAATTCGTGCGCCCTTTCTACTATTGTACCGTACACGCTATGTGGATCTTTAAGAACTAAACCCCTTCCCTTATCCCCAGGAACAAAGAAAAATACGGAACCGTCATCCCCCATTGCAACACTATCTTTAAGCAATCTCTTATTATCTTCTGACCATTCAGTTTTATCAAGAAGCTCCATCAAATTTACTGCTGACTGTATAGCTCCTTCCATATCTCTAGGGTCTACATCTGTAAAGACTGGCTTACCGTCTGGGCCAAAGGACACGGTTTGTGCGCGAGAAAAATTTACCTCAAGACTGTAACGGCTGCCAGCAATATAGTTTGCCCAGTACCCCAATGATCTACCTAACGCTTTTTTTCCACCTAATATGTTAAAGACAGTTGGGGCGAGTCTTCTTAGTTTTTGAAATCCTCTTGTGGTTTCAGTAGTTGCTATAGCTTGGGGTACATAAGAACCAGCCGCCTCCTGCCCACGACCTCCGTCTGCCTCTGCCTCTTCCTCTTCTTCACTCCTGAGCATACCTACAAATTTTTTCCACCATGTGCCACCCAGAGGATTGCCATTGACATCTGCCAGCCTCTTAGTGTTCTGCCCAGCAAGCCCTGGACCTTCTGCAACAATGTAACCTGTGGTGGCGGCTGTCCATATACTCACTGGACCGCTCCGTGGGGTTTGGACTTGAATCGCGTTGGCCTTGTCTAACCCTACCGCAGACTTAACATGTTGCAGAGCTAAAAGTTCAGCAGGGTCTGCGCTCTCTTGCTCCTGTATAGGTACAATTATTTCAAGCTTTCTTTTTTTGAGTTTATCATAACTCTCTAGAAGTTCGTTGAAATAATCCATATTGTATCATAGCACAATTACAGGAGCTACTAGGGCATTTCGTAACGAGCGGTATCCATGTAGTCGAACGAAAAGACTACTTCCAAAGTATGAAATTCGTTGGTCCCATAATTAAACTCAGAAGATTTCCAAGTTTTTGGAAATACTCCATAAAGATCAATAGATTTTACTATATCCAAATTACCGCGCAGTAAAGCAATACCCATCTTTGCTGCCTTGATACCTGGAGTTCCAGCGATTGAAGCACCATCGCTATCAGAACTCATAAATCCAGTAGTTGGGTTATAAGACCGCTGGAACCATCGCCACATGGATGCATGAGCATCGCTTTCTTTTGCTAAAGTATTATCAAAAGTTATTGTTACCTCTTCTGGTCCTGGCTTTCCTGGGTAGAATATTTTATCATTAACTCTGTTAACAGGGTAGGAATCAACTCCAAACTGTATTGGGCTAACTTGCTTAGCAGCGAGGGTTAATCCATTTGGAGTTTGTCCGTCCATAACTCCTTCTGGAATAGAATCAAAATGAACTTCAAATTGATAGACCCTTACTGAATCTAAGGCGTAAGATAATTTTGGAACACCTGTCCCATTTGCTATGCCTCTTTCTGTTTTAAATACTGGATTTTGACTTACCATTTATTTGCTCCTTATAGGTTTCCCATCTTGGCTGCTTGGTTAGTGAGGTTTACCTCAAATACAATCATCTCTGCTGCCTTGGTAGGCTTAATCAGAACCTTACACCACAGCTCATTTCTATCTACTCGTACAGCAGTATTAGTAGTATCATCACATACTACGCGGAAGTCTGTTATACCTCTCCTACTCTTAATATCGCTAACCAGTGGGTTAACAGCGGCTTCTACTCTAGCCCAAGTAAACTCATCATTTGGTTCGAATACGAATGTTTGTGTTGCTGCAAAAATTACCTTCTTAAGGAAAATCATTAGCCGTCGAACATTGATTCTATCTAGAGCAGTAGCGGCTCTTTGTGTAGTTCTTTGTCCAAATATTGTCAGACCCCGCTGTGGGAACTTGACGATTGGATTAATTACATTACCACCACTATACATAGAGTCTCTTTCTCCCTTATTAAGAGTAACTTCTGCTTCAGTTGCTTTTGTTAGCCGTCCTCTTTGGAAGCCAGCAGGAGCAAACCATGTTTCTGCTTTACCATCAGTATCGCACATAGCCTTAACTCCATAAATAGCTGGGTCCATCCACCTATTCTTGCCTTCAAAAACATCAAAGACCTTCAACCAGGGCCAGTACACCGCAGCATAAGAGCTGTTTAGCGCACTTCCTCTTGAGGTCGCCAGCCCGTTAGTCCAGTCGATAGCATTTTGTACCGTACCGACACCGTAGGGGGGAGAC